ATGGCACGACAACTAACAGAAAACCAGCAGAAGTTCCTAGAAGTCCTGTTTGATGAAGCAGGGGGTGACGTTGTGTTGGCTAAGAAGTTGGCTGGCTACAGTGACAACACACCTACACGCTTGATTGTAGAAGCTCTGAAGGACGAGATCAGTGATGCTACACGTACTCACTTCGCACGTTCTGCACCTAAAGCTGTGATGGCTCTTGTAGGCGCTCTGAGCGACCCTACAGAGCTAGGTATCCGTGATAAGATGGCTGCAGCGAAAGACTTGCTTGATCGTGCAGGTCTTGGTAAAGTAGACAAAGTAGACGTTTCATCCTCTAGTGGTGGGGTGTTTATTCTCCCATCTAAAGAAGGTAAGAACGAGTAACAATGAATAGAGAATCTTTAGGGTACTGGCAACTGCCAAGACCACATAAAGGTGAAGAGAAGCAATGGCACGTCATAGTTCGCACAGCTAGACAAGTACCTTTTGGTTACAGAATACACCCTGACAATGATAAACTACTAGAACCCATCCCTACTGAGCTTGAGGCATTAGAGCTTGCAAAGCGACACCTAAAGCAGTATGGTTACAGAGAAGTTGCTATCTGGCTAACTAAGCAGACGGGGCGCTACATCTCACACATGGGTTTAAAGAAGAGGGTAGACATTGAGCGAAGACGTAAGAAAACAGCTAGAATTAAACGCAAGCTTGCCCAGCGGCTCGAAGAAACGCTCCAAGAGATCAAGAAGCTCGAAGAAGAAAGTATCGGAGCCTACAGGATCATTACCCCCACAGAAGAGTGAGCCTGTAGTAGAGCCAGTATACGCTCAAGTAAAACCTGCAGACCTTGATGTAGAGGCTGCGCAAGAGGTTGTATTCAAGCCCAATCCAGGGCCACAGACAAGCTTCCTTAGTGCATCTGAAAGGGAAGTATTGTATGGGGGTGCAGCAGGTGGTGGTAAATCCTACGCTATGCTTGCTGACCCCCTTCACGGTTTAGGTAATTCAAACTTCAGTGGGCTACTTGTACGTCACACAACTGAAGAGCTACGTGAACTGATCCAGAAGAGCCAAGAGCTTTACCCTAAAGCTATACCTGGCATCAAGTGGTCAGAGCGTAAGTCACAATGGATTACACCACAAGGCGGCAGACTTTGGATGTCGTACCTTGACAAGGACATGGACGTTACACGCTACCAAGGTCAAGCGTTTAACTGGATTGGCTTTGACGAACTTACACAGTGGCCTACACCTTATGCGTGGGACTACATGCGTTCACGACTACGTAGCGCACATAGTACCGACTTAGGTTTGTACATGCGGGGTACTACTAACCCTGGTGGTGCTGGTCATGGTTGGGTTAAGAAGATGTTCATTGATCCTGCTCCTGCAGGTGAGCCTTTCTGGGCTACGAACATTGAGACAGGTGATACTATTGCGTTCCCTAAAGGGCATAGCCGTGAAGGAGAGCCTTTGTTTAGACGCAGGTTTATTCCTGCTAGCTTGTTTGACAACCCGTATCTATCTGAGACAGGTGACTACGAGGCTATGCTTCTGTCTCTACCTGAGCATCAGCGTAAGCAACTGCTTGAAGGTAACTGGGACATCAACGAGGGTGCAGCGTTCCCTGAGTTTAACAGGAAGATACACGTAGTTGATCCTTACGAGATACCTGACTCATGGGCTAAGTTTAGAGCTTGTGACTATGGTTACGGCTCTATGACAGCGGTTCTTTGGGTTGCAGTTAGTCCTAGTGAACAGCTTGTAGTATATAGGGAGTTGTATTGTTCTAAAGTCACAGCTTCTGATCTAGCTGATATGATCTTGGATGCTGAAGCTAAAGATGGCACAATACGGTATGGCGTGTTGGACTCGTCCCTCTGGCATAAAAGAGGTGATACAGGACCGTCACTGGCAGAGCAAATGAATATGAAGGGTTGTCGCTGGAGACCCTCGGATCGCTCTCGTGGCTCACGGGTTGCTGGTAAGAACGAGATTCACAGACGCCTGCAGGTGGATGAGTATACAGAAGCGCCACGGCTCGTGTTATTCTCCACCTGCACAAACATTATAGCGGAACTACCGATTATACCGCTAGACAAGAAGAACCCAGAAGATGTCGACACCAACTCAAACGATCACGGCTATGACGCTCTTAGGTACGCCTTAATGACCCGACCACGTAGTTCCATCTGGGATTATTCACCTGCCAAGCAGAATGCAGGCTTTCAGATTTCTGATAAAAACTTCGGTTATTGATATGAAAACATGCAGTAAATGTAATGTCTCTAAGTCCTTAGATTCTTTCTATAAAGACAGGTCTAAAAAGGACGGACACACGTCTTACTGTAAGGTCTGCAGTGCTAACAAAAGCAAAACTCATTATGCTAACAATAAAGAACAGGCCATTAAAAGGGCTTCAGATTGGTATATTGATAATAAAGAGTATAGGCAGACATACAGAAGAAAGCATTACCTAGAGAATAAGGGCCAGTACAACTCTAGTATTAACTTACGCAGAGCCGCAAAGCTCCAAGCCACACCCCCTTGGTTGACTGAAAAGCAGTTACATGATATAACTGTTATCTATACCGCCTGCGCAAAAGTGTCAGAACGAACAGGCAAACCCCATCACGTAGATCATGTAGTACCCTTGCAAGGTGAAAACATCTGTGGCCTGCATGTACCTTGGAACTTAGCTATCATCCCTGCTAAGATGAATCTAGCTAAAAGTAATACCTATTAAGGATACCCCTCACAATGGCAGAAATAGACGATCTTTCCTTTGAGACAGATGAAGTAGTTGCAGCGGAGTCTAGCGAGGATAGCATCTTTGATAGCTCCAGTAACCTTGTAGGGTTTGTAGTAGACCGTTTTAATCGTGCTGAGGATGCTAGGTATGCTGATGAGGAACGCTGGTTGCGCTCTTATCGTAACTACCGCGGTATCTATGGACCAGAAGTACAGTTTACGTCTAGCGAGAAGTCTAAGGTATTTGTTAAGGTCACTAAGACTAAGACACTTGCAGCATATGGGCAGATTGTAGACGTACTGTTTGGTAACAATAAGTTCCCTCTGTCTGTTGAACCTTCTGTTCTGCCTGATGGTGTAGCTGAGTCTGTACACATCAACGTAGACCCTAACGCAGGCCCAGCGCAAGCCGCTCTCTCTGGTGCTTTTACAGACGCACCTGGCAAGCCGTACTTGATTGGCCCTGACACTAAGCTGGAGCCTGGTGAGACACGCACCTCTCTCATGAAGCGCTTGGGAGGCCTAGCAGACAAGCTCGGCCCTGTAAGCGATAAAATCATTGAGGGTGCAGGTACTGGCCCTACAACTGTTACATTCCATCCTGCTATGGTAGCAGCTAAGAAGATGGAGAAGAAGATTCACGATCAGCTTAACGAGAGCGGTGCATCTAAGCATCTGCGCTCTATGGCGTTTGAGATGGCTCTTCTTGGTACAGGTGTAATGAAAGGCCCGTTTGCATTAGATAAAGAGTATCCTAACTGGAATGAAGAAGGTGACTATGACCCTCTAGTTAAGACTGTACCATCCACTAATCACGTATCTGTGTGGAACTTCTTCCCTGACCCAGAAGCTACATCTATGGATGACGCTGAGTATATCGTAGAGCGACATAAGATGTCACGTAATCAGCTTCGTGCTTTACGTGGGCGACCTTACTTCATGGAAGACGCTATCCAGACTGCTATCTCTAAAGGCCCAGACTATGTGCGTAAGCACTGGGAAATGAAGATGGAAGATGACGACACTAATCCGTCAGACACAGAGCGCTGGGAAGTATTGGAGTTCTGGGGTTTTGTTGATACAGACATCCTTGAAGAGAACGGCATTAAGATTCCACGTGAACTGCGTGACTTAGCTGAAGTAAATGCTAATATCTGGGTATGTAATGGTGATGTTATCCGTTGTGTACTTAACCCATTCAAGCCTACACGCATTCCTTACTACGCTGTTCCATACGAGCATAACCCTTACAGCTTCTTTGGTGTAGGTATTGCTGAGAACATGGATGACACACAGAC